ATCTGAGGATCGGAGAAGAAATAGCGAATCGACCGAGTATCCTGCTTGACTGTCACCGAATTCATATCATCGGCAAACACAAGCTCAGGGTCGTCGAACATCTCGATGGCATTGAGGAACTCATTCAGATCATAGATGCCAAACGTAGCATCAGGGAATTCCTCCTTTACGGTTGCCGTTGCGAGAATATTCTTTGCCTCGGCCATGGTCTTGATCGTATTACCGCCACGGAAAACCATGTTCGAATTAATCGACGCATAGTTCTTGAGTACAGTAAGGGTTTCATTCGACAGTTTCATTCATAGGTTCCTTTATTGCAAAATCATTGTCTATTATATCACAGGATAAATTCATTGTATATCGTTGTGATTCAGGTCATGAACGTAAAGCGCCAGCAGACCATAATGAAGGACCTTCATGAGATCCTTACGATTATAGCCATCCTTGGCACCATACCGTGATGCATACTTGAGAATGTTACCAATGGTAAAACCCTCGCCGTGATCACAGTCAACAATTGCCTCGAACGTTTGTAGCTTATTTCGGGCATAGTGTTGATCATATGTTGAGTCTATATATTGCCGGAGCTCTTCGATAAGCTCCGGCTCGTTGAATTTGTGATCTGGGCTCACTCGCACCTCCATTATGGGTTATTGTTGTTAAGAGCAGTATCAAGAACGCCGTCAAGATCCTTGTACTCACCCATACTTTGGACATTAAGACCGCCATCAGACTGCTGACCGCCGGTACCAATTGACTCATCGACCTTCGAGTAAAGATCAATGAATGCCTCCTTGGTATCCTCATCGAACCGATTCACGCACAGCTCGATGGCCTTCTGTCGGTCATTAAAAATCGAGTAAGTCTGGACAATGTGACACAGCCGACGGGTTGAGATGGTCTCGTCGACACCACCGTCCTCGAATGTCTTACGGATGGTCTCCGCCCAGGTTACAAGGGTCTCGGTAAACGAGCTGTCCGAGCAAGAAAACTTATCCATGTGCTTCTCGATAATTTTACGCTCGGTCGAGACGTTCGGATACGGCTGCTCCATCATAATAATAAACCGCTCAAGGAACGCTTCGTCGATGATGGTGGCCGATACAAAGCGACCATCGTCGGAGCCCTGACCCTTTGTGTTTGCGGTCGCGACAACATTAAAACCTTCGGAAGGCTTAATGACCTCGCCGGTCTTTTTGATCATGACGGGCTTGCCTTCGAGTACACCTTGGAGGCACATGATCTTATTCGAGCCACGGTCGATCTCGTCGATCAGCAGCACCGCGCCACGCTCCATGGCTTTTACAACAGGGCCCTTGCTGAATACGGTATCGCCATTAAGGAGCCGAAAGCCGCCAATAAGATCGTCCTCATCGGTTTCAGGTGTGATCTGAACACGGATATACTCACGACCGAGCTTTGCACAAGCCTGCTCGACCATCATGGTTTTACCGTTGCCTGACAGACCCGTGATAAACGTCGGATAAAAATTGCCAGACTTAATGATCTGCTCTACATCCTTGTAGTTACCCCACCGAACAAAATGCTGGTCTCGGGTAGGTACATATGCCGTGTCGTCGACAATTGACTGGACTGAATTGGACGGCGCCATCGACTCGGGCTCCTTGTTCTGTTGTGTATTGTCCGACGCAAGAAATAGCGAAACGTCATAGAGACCGCGACCGACCTTCGGCGCAGACCGAATAATTGAATCCGCAACGCGACGAGGAAGATTAGCCTCCTCGGCATACATCTTAATATACTTGGGCGACAAGGTCCTTGCACCGGTATTCCGGGCAATGTGGTCCATAAGTTGGGTCTGTTCGGCATTCATAGTCATCATAATATATCTCAGTTTTCCCATTTGGTGTAGCCATTCTATCACAGGTGGTTACGAATGTAAACCCCCTATGATACAATTTCTGCAAATTGTGTAGCAAGGACACGGTTACCCTTCTTCGACTTGGCAAACTTCTTGAACGCAGACCGAATCTCGTTACGCTTGGCCTTGGTCGGTACCTTGAACTCATCGTCCTTGGCCTCGAGCGAATTCTTTTTCTCGCTCCTCAGGACAAAATATCGGTCGTAACCGAGCACGTTGTCGTACGATACGAATTTCTTTTCGCGGACGGATTTCCGTGCTGCCTTAAGATCCTCTGGATCATGGCTAGCTGCTCGAGACACAGCAGTCTTAAAGTCGTCGTTTGAATTTGCAACAAAATAGCCAAGCGTAGTCAGACCAGGGATCTCTTGCTCGATAACATTGAGTAGGCTCTTGGTCATTTCGACCGAAAACGGACCGAACCTTCTTATTGAGGTAGAGAGGTTATAGGATTTTTTGCCTTCGGCAATATTGAGTTTAAGTCCTTTTCGACCTTCGGTATGAACCATCCTAATCAGATCGCGGCTTACAGACAGCTCGTTTGAGTCACCGTCGGTGAGGACCGTAAAGATCGGCTTCTGGACTGAGTGTTTCCGCTGGAAATCCTTCAAGATAAGATGCATACCAGTAAGAATATCATTCAGAGGTGTTCCCGACATCGAGTCATACGCACCACCTAACTTGATACCTTCGACCGACAGATCAAACAGCTCACGGTATCCTTTCTCGTAGTCTTTTTTCGAGAACGAACTACTAAGCTGATGAGTCAACTGAATGTGCGTATGATCAATATCCTCGAGAGGACGATTGTTCCTATACTCCATCTGTTCAGCTTTTGCCCGGTCGGTAAGCTCATGATCGTTTACATGACCATTTGTAAAAGAGTACACATCGAACGGAATGTTTACACGCTTGCAGAACATAGCAAGATTCAGCACCTGAGTGATTACAGCACCGCGGGCTTCGTGCATCGATGCTGAATTGTCAATCAGCATGACCATACCATGAGATTTGGCATCAGCAAGGTGCGTAACACGCCGGAAAATGTCGTCCGATGTTTTGTACTCATGAAGCTTATCAAGGTCAAGGGCTCCAGACCGGGACACAGAGGCCTTTGAATACTGGTACGCGGCCTTCCGAGTCTCGAATTCTTTGACCATTACATTCACGAACCGCTTGGTCTCGGTGAGAAATTCCTTGTACTTCTCCTCGTTGTCCATCTGTTCGTGAATTGACCGACGCCATTCATCATCGCAGTATGGCTTGTCCGGGTTTAAGACAGCCTCATCAACCTTTTTACGTCGGAGGTCGTTATAATAAGCCCTTGATGCAGAGATTCGTTCGAACGGAACAATGCGTTCCATTAGCTGCCACCGATGGAGACCGTTAAGAACAGCAGGAAGCTCACCTTTCTCGTTTGTCTCGAGCAGCTGATCGGCATTCTTCATAGCATTTTGGTAGGTCTCTACCTCGTCGTCTTCTGATCCTTCTGCCGACCCTTGTGCTGTCTGCCCTTGTTCACTGTCCTCTTCGTCAGCCTCGTCAGCTGTCTCTCGAGAAGAGCTAGTTGGATCTTGTTCAGAATTCTCCTCAGTTTCATCAGCATCTTCTTGACCACCATTGGTAGGATCCTCCTCTTGTTCGCCCGTCTGATTACCCTCATCGGACTGTTGAGCACTGGTCTTATTATCAGATTCTTCTTTTGGCTGACTCTTGACCCAATCGTACAGTTCACGAGATACGGCAACAACCTCATCCCAGGTCTTTGCCGCAAAGGCCTTGTCGACCAATGGTCGCTCGTCCTCGGAAAACTCTACATCAACAAGGTCACGCAGTTTTGCCTTCAGGTTGATACGGTCCATCAGTTTAAGGCTATTGATATCACGACCTTTGATCTCGAAGAAATCAGAGTCGTACAGATAGTTATAACCGCCCTTGAACGAGCGGACCATACCTGGATAGGTCTCTTGGATCAGACGCTCGATTCGGATATCCTCGACAATGTTCAGGTAGTCGCCAGGTACGCGAGCATCGGCCTCGGCGGTCTGCGCGTCACCCCAGCCTTCAGCCGGAGTAAAGAGCGCATGGCCCACCTCGTGACCGACGAGCATGTCGTAAAGGTCTTTGTTATCATCCTTCCAGAGAGGAAGACCAAGGACACGGTTCTTGACATCAAAATATGCAGTACGGTAGTTACCATGCTGCACGGAGATGTTTTCCTTTGCAAGGAGA